ATGTTAGTCAGCCTGGACTTTATTGTCAATGGTCAAGAATATCGAATTGAACGTGGCCGTAAACCTAATGTGCTAAAGTTTTACATCAACAACGAACACAAGGCTGCTGAAGATGAAGCACAAGGTGATTCAAGAGAAACACAAGATGCTATAGAACGTATCATGAACATGAGTCACGACATGTTCAAACATGTGTTGGCATTGAACACTTACACAGAACCGTTCCTAAGCCTAAAAGCCAATGACCAACGCAATATAATTGAACAGTTGTTGGGCATCACATTGTTGAGCGAACGTGCTGATAGCATTAAAGAACTCAATAGAGAAACCAAAGATGCTATTCAATCAGAAGAATTTCGTATACGTGCTGTGCAAGAAGCCAACAAACGCATCGAAGAACAGATTGAAAGTCTGCGCAAGCGTCAGCGTCTTTGGATTGCTAAACGTGACGAAGATGTAGTCAAACTCACTCAGGCTGTGGCTGATCTTGAACACATTAACATTGATGCCGAAATACAAGCACACAGAGATCTTGAAGCATACTATATCAAACAAAACGCTATCAACGACGCCGCCAAGTGGATTCGTAGTATTAAAGCAGACAATGTTAAACAACAAAAACTGTTGGATAAACTCAAGCAAGAAATTGCATTACTAGAAGATCACAAGTGTCACAGTTGTGGGCAGGACATACATGACAACAAACAAGACGAACTTAAAACTGCTAAACAAGTGCAGTTACAAGAACATGCTCTTCAGTTGTTAACCAATAGTGGCCAATGGCAAGAGCACACTGACATACTAAACCAATTGGGTGTGTTAGGTACAGCACCCAAGGTGTTTTATGATACTCTTGAACATGCGTTGAATCATCGTAATTCAGTAGAGACCTTGCGTAAGGATTTGGTCTCAAGACAAGCGGATGTAGATCCTTACGACGAACAAATAACCGATATGCAAGGGCAAGCACTGCAAGTTGTGACATATGATACATTAAATGAACTCACTCGTTTACAAGATCATCAAGACTTCTTGCTCAAATTGTTGACATCAAAAGACAGTTTTGTACGCAAGAAGATCATTGATCAAAATTTGAGTTACTTGAATGCAAGGCTTACTCACTACCTGGATAGAATAGGATTGCCACATACTGTGAAGTTCATGAATGACTTGACTGTGAGCATTGAAGAGCTGGGTCGTGAACTGGACTTTGATAACTTATCACGTGGTGAGCGTAATAGATTGATACTTTCAATGTCATGGGCATTCCGTGATGTTTGGGAAAGTTTATACCATCCTATCAACTTGTTGTTTATTGATGAACTTATTGACAACGGCTTGGACACACAGGGTGTAGAAAATGCACTAGCCTTGCTCAAGAAGATGAGTCGCGAGCGCCACAAATCAATCTGGCTTGTTTCACATCGTGATGAACTAGCGGGAAGAGTAGAAAACATACTCAAGGTCGTGAAGGAAAATGGCTTCACGACTTACAACACGGATGTGGAAGTAGCATGACCTTGGCAACTTGGCATTTTCACATTGAGATATCCAGCAAGTGTACCTTGCGTTGTCCTCGGTGTGCTCGCCAAGAAGTATCCGACAGTCTTGTTAACACAGAACTAGATTTAGAATTTTTTAAACGCAACTTCACTCCAGCGTTTGTGCAGGCCAATGTAGAGAAGATTACATTCTGTGGCGACGATGGTGACCCTATCTATGCACACGACTTGATACCTGTTATCAAATATATCAAAAGTATCAAACCTGTAGAGATTGTGATTATCACAAACGGCAGTCACAAAAAATCTGAATGGTGGATAGCACTAGGATCTGTTTTAGACAGCAGTGATACTGTGCATTTCAGCATAGATGGGTGGGACAATGCCAGTAACAATTTGTATCGTGTGAACAGTGACTTTGCAAGTATTGTAGATGGCATTTCTGCTTTGCGTGGTGCAAGTGATTGTCAAATGGTATGGGCCGCTATTGCATTCCGATTCAATGAAGATCGGTTAGAGTCCATGAAGGACTTGGCAAAGCAACTTGATATTGATGTTTTTCAATTGACCAAAAGTACCAAATTTGGTAGTATCTATCCCAGTTACGGTACAGACGATCCGCTACAACCCAGTATAAAATTTGTCAGTACAAGTCACAGATTTGAAAGAGAAGTCTCAGAATTAACTTATCGCGGATCATGGACTCCTACACACAGTAAAAATATTGAACTATTCAATCAAGCTCCAAGTCGCAACGGTGTAACACCGTTATGCGAAATAGGCAACAAAGGATTGTACATTGATGCTCGCGGCAGATTATTTCCCTGCTGTTGGGTGGCCAATAGATACAATCACAATTCACAATGGCAACAACTGGCAGAAAATTTCAATTTACACAAAAAAACGTTAATACATGTACTAGAAGATCCTTTTTGGACTGGTGAATTTCAATCGTTTAAATGGCAAGAATGTCAAACTAAGTGTAAGAGTTCAATAGTAGGCAGAAATTACGCAACTTCTTGGTAATGGAGATAACTATACAGCAAGGATAAATCGCATACAACACATGACATGGCTATATCAAGACACCCCAGTTGAGACATTGCCCGAGGATTGTGTTGGATTTGTTTACTTGATCACATGTAATCTCACTGGGCGCAAGTACATAGGCAAAAAATTAGCTAAGTTTAGCAAGACAACATACAAGACAGTAAAACAGAAAAACGGCATCAAGAAGCGGAAGAAGATACGATCAAAGATCGACAGCGATTGGAGAGAGTACTGGTCTAGTTCAGATGAACTTAAAAAAGACATTGTGTCTCTCGGGCAGGACAATTTTACAAGAGAAATATTATTCTATTGTAAAAGTAAAAGTGAATGTACCTATATAGAAGCAAGAACCCAGTTTGAAAGAAAAGTATTAGAATCAGACGATTATTATAATGGACAGATAAGTTGCAGGATACACCAATCACATATAAAAGGCAAGATTTAATAAATATTAGTGCCAGTCGCGATGTTAGCACATCCACTGACTCTAACGATTTACAAGGAATCATCAGCATGCCTATTTACCTCTATGTAAAAACCCACAACCAAACTGGGTTAAAATATCTTGGCAAGACTATTTCTAGCGACCCTCATTTATATCAAGGATCAGGTACTGTCTGGAAGCGTCACATTAAAAAACACGGATATGATGTAACTACTGAAATTTTGCTCGAAACAACTGATCCAAACAAACTCAAAGAAATCGGAATATATTATTCAAATTTATGGAATATTGTAGAATCTAAAGAATTTGCTAATATAGTGCCAGAAATGGGCGATGGCGGTGCTATGCCGTGGACTGTTGAAAGCAGGCAAAAACTTTCAAGGACAAATAAAGGCAAAAAACATACAGAAGAATCTAAGAAGAAATATAAAGAAGCACAACAAAAACAGGCACAGCATTTAAGTAAAAAAACAAAAGAATATCTATCAATACCAGAAAACTACAAAAAAAGATGTAAGCAATTATCAGCAATTTGGAATACCCCAGGGCACAAAGAAAAGATGTCTAAAAAGATGTCATCCTTAAAATGGTGTAATGATGGTGTTAGAAATTATCGAAAATCTGTTATTCCTGATGGGATGACAGCAGGCAAATTACATCAACATGGCTCACACATAATAAACAAACTGTAAGGCAACTATTACGACAACGTGGCGAGTGAATTGGCTCGCCCCCACTGAGGAACGGTGCAATACCCGGTCTGGACTTGGGCGTCAAAGGCAATTGCTAACTTAAGGCAACAAATGGTTTGGGCTCTGTGAAACAGATACACCCCATGCTTATAGGACTTGGATCTATATCGGGTTACTAGGGTTCCGTTGATATGTGAAGAGTGAGTAGGGGGTACCGGTCAACCGCCTCCGTGTAGGAAACTACAATCTCATTAGATAGATGACTGCTGTCACTCAGATGATGCTTTCAATTCACCGTGCATACGGTGAATTGTGACTACAGTATCTAGATGATACTAGATTCAGATAATTAAAAAAAACAATCATGTGTGAGCGATAGCGAAACACATAGAACTGCTACGCAGTTCTTAATTAATAGACATTAAACTTTTAGTTAAATCGTGAGTATTAGGTTCGAGTAAATTGTGCAATTGCTTTGCATTAATAAATTTTTCTAATTGCCAAGTTTTTAAGTTAAGATTGTGTCTGTATATCAATGTGTGTTGTATTGCGGCTTCTTGGCGTATGTCTAGATCAAAACGAGTAAGGTCAAGATCAATTCCTGCTAAAATGCTGTGTACGATAGTTTCAAAATACCAAATAAACTTTATACTATTGTTATGATATGTTTTCCAATAATTGTAAATTGGCAGCCAACTTTGATACCGGACCGGGTCAACAGTTAGATCCAAATACTCAAACATCTCATAAACTGATTGATCAAAGTTAGTCCAAACATCCATGACGTTTATGTAGTGATATTCTTTTGTGTTATCTAAGTAATTTAAAATACTGTTGTAATGATGGAACGGGTCAAAGTTTAGTGCTATAAACTCTCGTTGGTCCCAAAGATTATTTAATTGCAGTTGATCCCATTTTTGTTTAGAGTCTTTGAAAAAATAATTTACTAAATCTTCATATATTTCATCGGCATCGGAAAGTTTGTGTTGATTGTGCCAACTGGGCACTAAATGTCGCGGTTTATGTTTGCATTGGTATAGCACCTGATCTTTATTCATTGATAATACTATTGTTTTTGTTGAATAATTTAATAATTTTGCTATTGCTTCTTTGGTATTATCTTTGATTTGATGCATGTACACACATTCATCTTTGTTGATTAGCATAGGTAAAAAAGCATCAACTTCTTCTAAGTTTGATGGTTGATTTGGGATAAAATTGTGTGCGTTGTTGCTAGTCAACGGATTGTCAGGAAGTTCGACGATTTTATCTAGTCTAGCACAAAAGTATTGTGTACGACCAGTTAGATAATATATTGACCACGTTAAAAATGTTCCGCCGACTGCAGGATCGGTTAGTATTGTTATCATATATTAAAATTGATCTGGCCAGTCCCTAAACAATGCATGTTGTATATTACCACTAACAAATTGATTGAAGCTCCGGTGCTTGTCTTCGAGCTCACCTTCAAGTGGTGCAACTCGTTTGAATGCTAAATCCATTTGCCCCATGTCCGTAAACTCCATCAGTATCATCCACTCTGGCATGTCAGCAATGCTACGGAATCCCATCTTGCATCTAGTGATCCTGTACGATTCCATTCGGCCTTCGGATATCAAATGATCAAAGAAACTTTTCATCCCGTTGACCCAGTCAAGGTCTGATATGTCGCCTTCTTTGTCTGCCCAAATTGTATATAAATCCATAGTTACTCCAGTGGTCCTAATATTTCAAATCCTGCTATTTCGCTTTTGTATAAATGTGCTTGCTCGAGGTACAGGTATTCAAACCCACGTGCCTTGTAGATAGCACACTCCGTTTTCATTGTTTCTATTCCCAAACGTAATTTGGGATTGTTGTAATTCCATGCAAACTGATCGCATAGCGCATTTTCTTTGTTATAGCGTCGGATCAAACTAAACGCCACCAATTGATCTTGATCGTAATAGCCTATAACATCTGTCATAGGATCTGTATAACGGCTGTCAAATACAGGCATCACGCTTGCAAAACGTTTGTGTACACAATAGTCTCGGTAGATTTGATTCAATGCAGGTATGTCTGGGGCACGTAGATACTGCCACTTAACAGATTCTTTGTACTCAGTACGACTTAGATTAATTCTAGCAAACTGATAAGTCATCTAGGATCCTGTCTGTGGTTAAACAATCCAGTTAGATATTCTTCTGGCCAACCGTGATAGAACCCTTTGGCGCCAATTTGCTTGGCCGCGCTGTTGAGCTTGCTTAGGCTTTGTATCATTGCAAGTGCATAGGTACCTTGATTCATCACAACACCGTTGACATCTTCTACATCTACAGGATGATCTTCTAAGGCAACAATGTCTCTGGGTAGTAAGAATTCTGTGTTGGCTGATTCAATGCTGGCATGAAATGTATTATAGTTCCACTCTGCAGGATCGTAAACATAGATAATCACTTCGGCTGTGCCCATGCCCCAACGGCTTTGATTTTTTAAATCGTAGTAAGGGTCTGAACCTATTAGTATTTGCACTGTGCCCGCTAGTCTAGCTTGTCTAGCATACGGACAAGGTGGCCACCCGCCCAAGGCCACATGTGGTACTTCCACAAAGCGTTGGCACCAATCTAAGATATCTTTTTTAACTGTTTCAATTTCCATTAGAAGAAAGGTAATTTTGATTTTTGTGTTGTTTCGAGATTTTCTTTAATCAGCTCGCTAATCAAATTTCTCTCAGTGTAACTCATGTTGAGAACATCTTCGTATGTACCACCACCACGTAGATACCACGCTAGTTTAAAACATTGTGATCGGATGCTATTGGCCTCTTTCTCCATTCTTTCTATCATTGCTGAAATTTCTTCAGCACTAGATGTTAGGAGGCGAGACCGAAAAAACTTACTTGGTCCAGAGTCAATTGCTGGCTGTACTCATGATCGCACTCAGAACACCTCATGTTGAGTGGTTTAAATTCAGATGTTTCTCTAAGTTTGACAATATGATCACGTAGTTTAACAAACAATGCTCTATCACAGTTGTTTAAAAACTCTTCAATGTGTTCTGGTTCAGTGACTATGGCTTGCGGAGTTCTTATGCTGGCAATACTGTGTTTCAATGCACTTATAGTCATCTCAGAAATTTGTATCAATGCTTCGTTTAATTTTTCAATTTTTTGTTCTTCTGGCATGTCAGACTGTGTCACTGCCTGTATTTGACGTTGTCGATCAAATTGTGTTTGGTTAGTAGCATTTTGTACTTGATAACTCATGGGCTGAAACGACATTTCTAAATCACCGTAATGCAACGGTTCTGTGTAACTAGCAGTGGCTAAGGAATCTAAGATTAGTCGTAAATCAATTGTGTATTCACCTTGATGGTTGCAAGACGGGCATGTGCTGTCGATCTCCATGTCGTGCCCGTAACTGGCTATTCTAATTGCTACCAAAATAGCATTTAAATCAATGCCAGGTGTTACCCATGCATTCTGGATAGATGGGATGCAACTTTGTATCACATTGACCACAGCAGATCCGTTAAACAATGCATCCGGGGTGCGATACGTAACTTCATCTATTGCGGTCATGGGCAAAACAGGTAATTCTTGATTTGGGGGGACTGCTAATGACCCTGTGGGCCAAAAATTACCACCAGAAGGCAGGCGCAAGTAAATTGCCGGCTGTCTAAAGTATTGTTTCAACGGATTTGCAAGTTTGGACATAAAAATACCTATAAATATAGTTCTACTTATAAGGCTAATATAGCATGTCAGATTTAAACGAAGCGCAACAACGATACAACGAACTTTTGGATCAAGCCAGAGATTCTCTGGCGCAAGGTATTCCGTTGCAAACAGCCCAAAAAGAAGAACTTAAAAAAGCCGCAGAAACACTCAAAAAAGCCACAGAAACACAAGAAAGAAATACCAAAGCTCTAGACGCTGGATCAAAAGTCATAGGCGGATTAACCGGCTCTGCATTGGCAGCCGGCAAGGCGTTGTATAGCGGTGCTCAAGGCGCTACTGCATTTAACTCTAGTTTAGATCAATTGAACACTGCTGTGGTAGAAGCAGGAAAAGGCCTAGCACAATTTGCCGGCGGCGGATTCATAGTCAAGGCTCTTATTGGTGGCCTTACAATGTTAGCGTCAGCCACAATAAAACAACAACAAGCGGCTGCCGCATTTGCCGAAAAACTCAATACTGGTTATAACAAACTTTCAGAAGCTGGAGCTGCCGCATCTGGTGGCATGTCAGAAGTATTTGCAAGTGCGCAAAAACTAGGACTGGGAATTGACAAGCTAGACACCATGGTTGGTCTAGTGGCAGATAACAGTCAAACTCTTGCACTCATGTCCGGCTCTGTGGCAAAAGGTACTCAAGATTTTGCTGATTTAAGCGACTCTCTCAAAGGGTCTAGAAAAGAATTTTTAAACTTGGGCATTAATCAAGACCAGCAAAACGAAGGCATGATGCGGTTTGTTAAAAACATGACCTTGGCCGGACGTGCGCAAAATATGTCCACGGCCGACATGACAAAAGGTGCTAAAGAGTTAATTTATGAACAAGATAAGCTGGCCAAACTTACTGGTATCAATGCAAAAGAGCAACAGAAATTAGTTGACCGTTCTAGAGAGAACGAACAGTTTAATTCCAAAATACAATCACTAGAAGCAGAAGGTAGTGAGCAATCACTTAAGGCTGCTCAAAGTTTGAGGTCTGGGTTAACATATTTTAAAACTCTTGGTGAGGATGCACTTGAAGGATTCATGGGTGCTGTAAACAAAAATTTAGTTAATCCAAGAACTCAAGCAATGTTTGTATCATCGGGCTCAAAACTTTTTGAAACAGTTGAGGACATGCTTGCTGGTGGAGACGCATTTACTGCATACATGAAATCAGTAAAGGGAATTGCTGAGTTTAATAAAAGTGTAGGCAATACTATGAGCAGTCTTGATGCTGGTAACGATAGATTTCTTAACTCACAAACACAAGTTAATGCAGTGATACAAGACGGCCTAGGCCTTGAAAAAGCAAAGCAAAAGATTGAAGCAGATACAGCAGCACAAGCCGCAGGTAAAGACAAAATAACCAATCAATACACAGATATTGTATTAAAAAATCAACAATCCATGCTAGACATGCAAAACAGCATGTTCCAGGTTCTTGAACGCAATTTAAAAGTGACTGAAAATCAAGCCGAGATGGGCGCCGAATTAGCCACTGTATTTGGCGATATAATTTATAAAATCAGTAAAGAATTAACTCCGGTATTAGATAATCTTATTAAGGGACTAACAGAGTTTGTTAAACTTATTAGTAAAATTCTTGGCGATACAGACAAAAGTGCAAAAAGAGACAAAGCCGAAGAGCGACTTGACGATATACAAAAAAATAAAGGTTGGTTTGATAAGTTAACTCCCGGACTTGGAGATGCAACATCTAAAAAAGCACTCAGCGACTATCAAAAAGCATACGATGATAGGGTAGAAGAAAGAAATGCCATGATGTTAGATACCATTAAATCGTGGTTGGGATTCAAATCATCTGAACCAAAAGTTGAAGGTGCCAGAGCCGAAGGTGGTCCGGTTGATGCTGGCAAACTATACAAAGTGGGCGAACATGGACAAGAGTATTTTAAACCCAAGATAGCCGGTGATATCATTCCTAACGATGTAACCACTGGCATGGCAGACAAAGCTAGGATGAGTCAGTTCTACAAGGAAATACTCAAAGATACAGAGGCATTGGAAAAATTAACAGACACTGACCTTAGACGCACACGTGATTTTAACGATCTCAGCAAGACCCTGATTGACAAGAAAACCAAACTCATAAAGGAAGAAATTGAATTACTTGATGAGCAGAACGATGCTATTGAAAAAACAGCTACCTTAATAGAACAACTTTTTAACAAAGAGCAAGCTGCCGCGTTCCGCAAAATGTCCACAGGGATGAGAACCATGGGTGGTATGATGGGCGGAGGAATGCCCAACATGGGCGGAGGCCAAGGACTGCAAATGCCCGGCACTGGCAATCGTGCCACTATGGGCGGTGCGCAAGGTTTACAAATAACTAATCAAGATGATCTTAAAAAATCCGGCTTGAATGTTAAGTCGGGCGATGTACACGCTGAAAACTCAGGAATAAGTTCTAAACTGATCGAACTGGCAAAAACCATACAGTCTGGTGTGCCGGGATTTGGATATTTTAGTGCGTTTAACGATCGATTCCATCAAGAAAAAGCACCCAGCAGTAAACACACACAAGGCTTGGCTGCAGACTTTACTACGGCACAAGCACCCAGTGCCAAAGACGGGGAAGCAATAACACAGTGGCTTAAACAAATGGGTGCCAGCATGGCCATTGATGAATACAACAATCCCAGTTCAAAATCCACAGCTGGACACTTCCACGTGGAAATTCCGGCATTCGAAGAAGGCGGTAATTTGGGCGCAGGCAAAGTTGGCATTGCTGGCGAAAACGGCAAACCCGAATTAATAACAGGTCCGGCTACAATTACTCCCATGAATGATCTAGTAGGCACATTTAACACCATGGTTGGGCTAATGGGCCAACAAGTGTCCATGATGGATGAAATGATTAGAGCACAGAAAAACGGAAATGATATCTCTACAAAGATCCTGCGTGTACAACAGTAATCACGGTAAATAAACTACTATGGCAGATAAACAACAAGGGTGGCGCAAGTATTTCAAGGTGGCAGATACCTCTGGAGTTCAAAGTCCTATATCAGGTAGAAATCAATTTGGCTTGCCAAATTATCCTCGCAACGACGGTACTGGTGATGTGCAAGCGGACTTTGTGTTTCGCAACTATGCGTCACGATTGCCGGAAGTTTACTCAGGTCATCCCAACCGTGTGGAACGATACAATCAGTATGAGAACATGGATATGGACTCAGAAGTTAATGCTTGTTTGGACATTATTGCTGAGTTCAGCACACAAATGAGTGAAACAAACGGCACACCGTTTGAAGTAAAGTACAACGACAAGCCCACCGATCACGAAATTGAAATTATCAAGAAGCAGATGCAACAGTGGGTCAAGCTGAACAAACTAGACCAACGCATCTTTAAATTATTCCGCAACACCATCAAGTACGGTGATCAAGTGTTTGTGCGTGACCCAGAAACATTTGAAATGTACTGGGTGGACATGAGCAAGGTCATGCGCATTATTGTGAACGAATCTGAAGGCAAGCGTCCTGAGCAGTATGTTATTCGTGACATCAACCCCAACTTCCAAAACATGACTGTGGCAGCCAAAACTACCACAGACTACATGACCAACCCTGTAACGGGCAGTGTCAGCGGCAGTTCAAACTATACCATGCCCAATGGTGGCGGAGGTGGTGGTGCAGGTAATAGCAGATTTATGCATGCCATGAACGAAGCCACCATTGATGCCAAGCACGTGGTGCATTGCAGTTTGAACGAAGGGCTAGATGTGTTCTGGCCGTTTGGACGTAGCATACTAGAACAAATTTACAAAGTTTACAAACAAAAAGAATTGCTGGAAGACGCTATTCTTATCTATCGTGTGAGCCGTGCTCCTGAGCGCAGAGTGTTTAAAATTGACGTGGGCAACATGCCCAGCCACATGGCCATGCAGTTTGTGGAACGTGTGAAGAACGAGATGCATCAACGCAGAATTCCTACCACAACAGGTGGCGGTGCCAACATGATGGATGCCAGTTATGACCCACTCTCAATCAACGAAGATTACTTCTTTCCCCAAGGGCAAGACGGCCGTGGCAGTTCAGTGGATGTACTGCCAGGCGGCGCAAATCTAGGCGAAATTGATGATTTAAAGTACTTCAACAACAAGATGGCCCGTGGTTTGCGTGTGCCGTCGAGCTACTTGCCTACCGGCCCAGACGACTCAGATCGTGCTTTTAGCGATGGAAAAGTGGGCACAGCCCTAATACAAGAGTACAGATTCAACCAGTATTGTGAACGTTTACAAACTTTAATTGCCCAGAAATTAGACGACGAATTCAAGATGTTCTTGAAGTGGCGTGGGTTTAACATAGACTCTGGACTGTTTAGTATTGGGTTTAATGCACCGCAAAACTTTGCCAGTTACCGTCAAAGTGAATTAGACAACACACGTATTACTGCATTTTTACAACTAGAGCCCTTGCCTTACATGAGCAAGCGTTTCATGCTTGAGCGTTTCTTGGGACTCACAGAAGCTGAAATCAAAGAAAACGAAGACATGTGGCGTGAAGAGCGTGATGATCCTGAACTCAAAGTCGCTGGTAGTGACCTACGTGCTGTGGGCATCAGCCCAGGCGGTATGCAAACTGACATTGACACAGGTGAAGAAATTGGGCAAATGGAACCAGCCGGAGCAGGTACTCCCGAAGCATCACCTGGCCTAGCCGGACCCACTGTGGCAGGCGGAGTTGGTGGTGCAGGAGCCGCCCCGGCAGCATAAATACCTGTATGATACTAAACGAATTTTGGCACAAAGATCCTGAAGCCTATCAAGATCTTGATCAAGACAACAGCCAAACACAACTGGGCGACATGCGTAAAACGCATTTGACCTTGCGACAACTCAACAAGTTACGCAAAATGAATGACGTTCGCACAGTTGAATACAAAGAAAAACTCAAACTAGTACGTCAACAATACGCACCTGCACCCGAAGCCCCTGCGGTGTAATTTATCGCCATTTTGGCCCCATAAACAGCTACTTTTTCTCCTCTAGTGTAAATAACAGCACACTTTACCTATAGGAGTTTCCTTATGAACAGATTTGAACAATTGATTGAATATGTGATCAATGACGAAGACGCAAAAGCTCGTGAACTTTTCCATGACATCGTTGTGGAGAAAAGCCGCGAGATTTATGAAAATTTAATGCAAGAAGAAGAGGCCGAAGATGACGCTGACGCTGACGCTGAAAAAGAAGAAAAAACTTTTGAAGGCGAAGAAGACGACACAGACGACATCGACGAAGGCATGATGGACAACATCGAAGCTGACGAAGAGCAAGACATGAGCATGGAAGGCGAAGAAGATTTTGGGGATGAACCAATTGGTGGCGATGCTCAAGACGATTTTGTTGACAATGTTTCAGCCGACGGCGACGACATGGGTGGCGAAACAGAGCCTGCAACCAAAGACGACATTCTTAATCTTGAAGACAAATTGGACCAGTTGATGGCCGAATTTGAAGGCTTGATGGGCGGTGACGACATGGGCAACGGCGACGGTTTTGGTCCCGAACAAGGTGGCGATGCTATAGAGATGGACGACACTGACGAAATGGAAGGCCAGGGCATGTTTGAAAACGTGACATTAAAAGCGGCACCAAAGCCAGTGACATCAGAAGAAGGCAGTGTCAACAAGAAGTCAGTTGCACCAGCAAACGCCGGCGCAAAAGGCCCAATTGGTAACACAGTCAAACCAGTACATGCCGGCACAGCCGAAGGTGGCAAGCATGATGCAGCCGGTGCTTACAGCAATCAATCCAAAGAGTTGATTGGCCGAGTTGGCAACACACCTGCTCAAGGCACACAAAATTTGAAGCCAGCACAAAAACCACATTTAGGCCAAGCCAGCGGTGTCAACACCAAAAGCCCAGTTGCAAGAAGCTAATTGACTAAATGAAAACTCTAAGAGAACAACTTACTTTTAATCAGGCCAATATCCAGGTTCTAGAAGAATCTGGACCAGATGGCCACGGTAAGCATCTCTATTTGAAAGGTATTTGCATTGAAGGCAACAAACGCAATGCAAATGACCGTGTCTACCCCATGCATGAAATCAGCAAAGCAGTAAACACTATTAATCAACAGATTAAAGAAGGCAACTCAGTACTAGGCGAAGTAGATCATCCCGATGATCTCAAAATTAATCTAGACCGTGTTTGCCACTCAGTTGAAGGCATGTGGATGGAAGGTGATACCGGATGTGGTAAATTGAAGATTTTACCAACGCCCATGGGCGAGTTGATTAAAACATTAGTCACATCAGGAATTAAACTCGGAGTATCCAGCCGCGGAAGCGGCAACGTAGACGACAGAACAGGACATGTTAGTGACTTTGAAATAGTCACAATAGATGTAGTTGCCCAACCCAGTGCCCCTAACGCTTATCCCAAAGCAATATATGAAGGTCTCATGAACATGAAGTACGGTCATAGATTGTTGGAAGTAGCAAAAGAATCTGGTACGGACAATAGAGTGCAGAGATATCTCAGAGATGAAGTGAAAAAGCTCATCAGAGATCTCAAAATATAAGGAGAATCTAATAATGTTAGATAGTTTAAAACCATTGCTAGATAGTGACCTGATCACCGAGGAAACTCGTACAGAGATTACCGAAGCTTGGGAAGCCAAGCTAAGTGAAGCTCGTGAACAGGCTCGTGCAGAACTCAGAGAAGAGTTTGCACAACGCTATGAGCATGACAAGTCAGTAATGGTGGAAGCCTTAGACAAAATGGTAACAGACGGTTTAACCGCAGAAATCGCAAATGTACAAGCTGAAAAGCGTACCATTGCCGAAGACCGCGTCCGTTTCCAACACAAGATCAAAGAGTCAGCAACAAAGTTTAACAGCTTCATGGTGACAAAACTTGCAGAAGAAATTGGCGAATTGCGCAGAGATCGTAAAATGCACACAGAAGGACTTGAGAAACTCGAGAACTTCATGGTACATGCATTGGCACATGAGATTCAAGAATTTGCCGCTGACAAGCGCGACGTAGTGGAAACAAAAGTCCGCTTGGTCCGCGAAGCACGTGGTAAACTTGAATCACTCAAAGCACGTTTCGTAAAAGAATCCGCTGACAAGATGAGCCAGGCTGTTAGCCGTCATTTGAAGGTTGAACTTACACAATTGCAAGAAGACATCAAAGTTGCTCGCGAGAACAATTTTGGACGTCGTATCTTTGAAGCATACGCAAGTGAATTTGGTGCTACTCATCTCAATGAGAAAGCCGAAGTTCGCAAGTTGTATTCAGCATTGGCACAACGTGAACATCAATTGTCGGAAGCCATCAAACTCGCCAAACGAGCAAAAGTCGTTGTCGAGTCCAAAGAACGTGAAATACGTATAATCAAAGAATCCAATGAGCGTGACAGCACAATGGAAATGTTGCTTGCTCCTCTCAACCGAGAGAAACAAGATATTATGCGTAATTTACTCGAAAGCGTACAAACATCCCGTTTGAAAAACGCCTTTGAAAAGTATCTACCAGCTGTGTTGGAAGACCGCTCTGTGAAAGCCTCAAAAGTGATCACAGAAAACGTATCCGTATCCACTGGGGATAAAACTGTTCCAAGTAGTCAGCAGGAAGACCGCAGTAATGTGATCGACCTCAAGCGCCTGGCAGGGTTATAATTAAATAAGGAGACTTAAATGTCACAAGAACTATTAGAAAGCCGCTGGGGCGAGACCAAAGAAGCATTGCTTGAAGGTTTAAACGGATCCAAGCGCAACAGCATGAGCGTTATCTTAGAAAACACTCGTAAGTATTTGAAAGAGAACGCAACAGGAGGTTCCACAGTATCTGGCAATATCGCTACATTAAACCGTGTGATTCTTCCAGTGATTCGTCGTGTTATGCCCACCGTTATTGCTAACGAGTTGGTTGGCGTTCAGCCCATGACTGGTCCAGTTGGCCAGATCCACACATTGCGTGTGCGTTATGCTCAATCATTGACAGACACAAGTGCAGCCGCTACCAGCGTCACAGCAGGTACTGAAGCATTGAGTCCATTCACAATTGCCACAGCATACTCCACAGTGCCCCAAGCAACTGCTACTGCTACCAACTATACTGGTGGTCAGACAGCGGTCATGGAAGGTACCGGCGGCAAGCAAATCTCTGTACAGATTCTCAAACAAGCCGTCGAAGCTCGCACACGCAAGTTGCAAGCTCGCTGGACTTTTGAATCTGCACAAGATGCACAAGCCATGCACGGCATTGACGTAGAAGCTGAGATCATGGCTGCTTTGGCCCAAGAGATTACAGCTGAGATCGACCAAGAAATCCTTCTCAGCTTGCGCTCATTGGCAGCAACTGAATTCACATACAACCAAGCTACCGTTTCGGGTACTGCTACATTCGTTGGTGACGAACATGCCGCATTGGCTGTTTTGATCAATCGTGTGGCCAACTTGATCGCACAGCGCACACGTCGCGGTGCTGGTAACTGGGCTGTTGTCTCTTCAGCCGCACTCACAGTGTTGCAATCTGCAACAACCAGTGCATTTGCTAGAACCACAGAAGGCACTTTCGAAGCACCCACAAACACCAAGTTTGTTGGTACATTGAACGGCGCTATGCGTGTGTTTGTTGACTCTTATGCAAGCGATACAACACCTGTGTTGGTCGGTTACAAAGGTTCTTCAGAAGCAGATGCTCCTGCATTCTACTGCCCATACATCCCATTGATGTCAAGTGGTGTTGTGTTGGATCCTAGCACATTTGAACCAGTTGTGTCATTTATGACAAGATATGGCTACATCGAGCTCACCAATACCGCATCAAGTTTTGGTAACGCTGGCGATTATGTTGGCGAGATAGCAGTCTCGAATTTGAGCTTTTCTTGAGATTGGTTATATACTCGTTTTAAACGAGTGTGTAAGCAAAACAAAAACCCACTTCGGTGGGTTTTTTGTTGACAAAAATTCTATTTTGTATTAACAAACATAAATAACTATATGAACAAATACATCAAATGGTACAATCAAATTGTAGAAAGAGCACAAAATCGTGTTCTTAAACCCCCTTACGAACGTCATCACATTAAACCACGA